GTGGTATGAAGCAGCGTCTTACTCAGCACACTAAAGCACAACTGCGTCGACCATTCAGGTTCAGGACTCGTCGTGTCGATTATGAAATCGATCCCGACAAGAGTGCACTTGATGCTCGCGCAGATGCCTATTGTGTTGATCACGATATAGCTGTCGGTTCCATCAACAACCGTCTCCACGATACAGTCGTAGCTGATATGCAGAATCCCGCAGATCTCAGCGAATATTATCGTCTAATGGAAGATTTGTTTAATCGCCGTGGTGCTTATGTTGATTTCGACCCTCGCCAAGCTGATGAGGATCTTTACGATCCCAGTTTTGGTGGGACCACCGCAATTGACAGGTATGCATGGCGGGACGATCCCTTCGATTATGACAACGATTCCGCTTCCGGTTATTCTGAGCCTGACGACGTTGATTACGACTTTGCGTCCAATGAAGCCATTGGTTCTACCACTTCAACGCAATACGCAAAGCCGGTCCGCCCCGTACTCGACCGTGACGTTTATGCGCTTCTTGCCAAGATTTCAGATCGCCTTGACAAGTTGGAGAATCCTAAACCATCTGTGATGCATCACGAAAGTGCTACGCCGCGTCCGATGTTTTCGGTTTATCCAACTTGTACGATAACGGATATTGATTTGCAGCCCCTCGCTTCTGCTTTTACGACTGCCGGACACTTAGTTCTTAACACTCATGTGCTTGAGGATCCAGCTGCCCGGTACGTAACTGTAGGCGACAGTCGTGTTGCGATCGATCCGCGTGCATGGCGTGAGAAAGCCACTTGCTTTGGTGACCTGGCTTGCGTTAATGTAACCATTCCAGCAGCCAAGGCTGTTAAGCTCGCTCATCTGAAGCTTGCCAAGAAAGATGCTGATGTATCCTTGGTGTCTTTTGTTAATCAACAGACTTCTTATGGTCGTGTGTCGCGCGTAGAGGGAATTGACGGAATCTACGATGTTCAGACTACTTATGGACATTGTGGTTCTCCCGTCGTTACGACTGAAGGGATCATCGGCATTCATAGTGCCGGTGATAACAACGGTCGCACAAATAGATTCGTTGCTTTTGACGAGAAAATCTTGCAGTTTTTTCGTGACAAGTGCGTGTCTAACCTCCCACCTTCTACCGCTAAGCCAACCACAAGTTCCGAGAGTACTTCGGCACAGCCGCTACGCGTCTCCATTACCCATCAATCTACGCAGTCTCCCGGTCGGCGAGGGCGTCGATCCAAGACCCCTCCCGCGAAGTAAGTACGAGGGCGAGGAGGTCGATGGTTATGGACCTGCGAACCTCGACTATACCTCTCTTTTTAACGGGTGTGCAAAATTTGTGCATCCGCAGCAGGCGATCGATTCTCAATTCCTCCCGTATGCGTTCCAGTATCTTGACTCTTGTTTTCCGCTTCTGCCGGTTAGTACATTGACCCCAGAAGAAGCGAGAGTAATTGCTTTGAACCCTGAGCACTGTAGCAAATCGTGCGGATACCCGTGCACTTATTATGGATGTCAAACCAAGAAGCAGGCTCTTGAGAAGTTCGGTATTGAGGAACTTCTTCAATACTATGAGACTCACGAGTCTGTTATTGGGGCTACCCTTAAGGACGAGATTCGCCTGGTATCGAAAGATGCCCGGTTGTTCCGTCCCCAGGATGTCACATCCTATCTCCGTGGTCTGATTCTTTTTCACTTGCAGAACGAGTATATCATGAGTGCTATCCATGAAACACCCGTTTTTGTCAAGTTCCAAACCCCGGGGTATGATATAATAATGTTGCACAAGAGGCTCCGTGCTTTTTCCAAGGACATATGGTCGGTTGACGGTTCTCAGTGGGATAAATTTCCCACTGATTATTGCCGAGATCATTTGCTCTTGGCGGTGCGCGAGGTGATTCATCCTACAAGGAAGCATGCCAGCGGTACTATCAGATGATGTACAACGGGTATACTTCTGTTGAGGGTCACCTCCTTCATCTTGTCGGGCAACCATCTGGTCACGTTAATACAACTATTGACAATTCTCTTTGTCATATGTTGCTTATGGCGTATCATGGGTGGCGGTCTGGCATGACGATTGATGAGTTCAAACAACAGGTGCTATATTTTTGTTGTGGTGATGACATGATTTATGCTACTCGGTCCGATTGTTTCGAACCGGTCAGGCTTAGTGATACTTATGCAAAAGTTGGAGTTTTTCTCGAGTTTGAAACCGAGGAACCTCATCTTGGAACTTTTGTTGGTGCCACCCCTGCCGCTCGCAGTCTTCAGGGAGCTATTATCCCTGGATATTGCGGTCGGTCTAGCAAATTTCTTGCCGTTTCCCACTTCAAGAAACGCGGCCGTACGGACGTCGATTTTCTGGCTAAACTGTGCTCGCTAGCGCAGTTGTCCTTTTTCGACGAGCATATTTATTCCATTATCGCTGGCGCCGCTCGGCGCTATGCTGAACAGTTGATAATCGATAAGAAGGTCAATCCTTTTGACTCGCGTGTAGGTGGTTTGTTGAGTAGTATTGGCGAGGGGAATCTGCTCAAACAGTACCTCGGGCTTGAGGCTAGGCAGGGTGCGTTTTTTCACTTTGCTAAGCGTTGTTTACGAAAGGCTGATCTTAAAGGACTCTGTCCGGCCTTTAAAACAACGTGCTAATGTCTCAAGCTCAGCTTGCAAATGCTACTCTTAACCTTGCGAAGATGTTCGGTGGTAGTGTCGTTCGTCAGGTGAAGCGTCGTCGCAGCCGTCGTCGACAAGCCAACAAGTGGGTGCTCGGCTCCCGCATGATGGGCTATGGGTTCAACCCCAATAGTACCCCTCGTGGCAGGCGTCGGGCGCGGCGCAATGGCAGGAACGGAGGTTATGGGTCTTTGACGACTCGTGGTGTTAACACCACCGTCTCTCAACCCATGACCTACGGTAATGTCATGCGTCGAGTCGTAGCTCCTATGGCTCACACCGAGGTTGGCAACGAAGAGCTGTGCACTATCAATAACTCCCCAGTTAAAGATGGTGACTTTTTCGCGGCTTCCTTCACGATCAATCCTATGGAGGAAGTTACTTTCGCTCGGTTGCAGCTGCTGGCGTCCCAGTACCAGCGCTACACCTTCCAGAGCGTTGAGTTCTCTTATACTCCTTTTAAGGGAACTACACAGACAGGCGAAATCGCTTTCGCCATGTCGCCTGATCCAACGACCTCAGTCCCTGCGAATATGCAGGACCTTATGGGGCTGTACGGAGCAGTGCGTGGCCAGGTCAACTTGCCATTCACTTTCTCCGTGCCGTTCCAGATGTTCTCCAAGGCGCTTAACCAGTATATGTTGAAGCAGCCGACTACACCGTACCCTGCGGATGATTCTGTAATCAATTCCGTGGGGCGCGTTTACATCGGTATCCAAAACGTTACTGGCGGCGTCAATATTCCGCTCGGTCGTGTTTCCATTTCGTACCGCCTGACACTCAATGGTCCAAAACTCGATTCCAATGCTAATCAGACTTCCGGTACTTACCGGTTTCCTGCTTACGCTTCGGGCGAGCCTTGGGCTTTAGAAGATGCTACTGACGCGCAACTTCGCAAAGACGTCCATGCGTTACTTCAGAACGACGATAGCGGTGACTTGATACTGCCGCGCTTTCGCTTTGCCTATCTGTTGATAGTCCATGCGACAGCTAACGCCATGAACCCTATGGCGCTCGCAGTGGTAGACGGAAACGACGACCCCTACGTCCCAATTAAGTCGATAGACGACGGTCTCACTCCAAACAGTGTGATGGCCGTTTATCGTATGAATTCGGGTGCGCAATTCGCCGTGTCTGCCACTGAGACGACAGCTTCCTCATCAATAACCGTTGTCCCTTGTTCTCACGCAATGGATCTCTCCTAAATTTCTCTCTCTTTGAAATAATTCCGTATCATCCGTAAATAAGCCGGCAATGACGCTCTGTAGATGAATCTACAGAGGGTCACCCTGGTTGGATTGACATCGGGAGTTTGCTACTTATAGCAGAAAAACAC